CTTGCTCTCGTCTAAGAAGTTTTTCATAGGCAGCATTCATCCTCTTCGCAGGTGAATCCACCATTTGCGACATAGGAGTTATCTGACTACCAGGAGTTTGCATTTTGTGCTTGCTGTGCCTCTAAATTTTTCTTTTCTATGTAGTTAGTTAGGTACTTAATGTAAATTTCACGTTCCCAAGGTATCATGTTTTCAACTTCAGTCAAACTCCAACTATGATGCTGCATCAATGCAAAATTTGTCTCATAATAATTCTCCACACTCGTATGATATAGCATTATGCGAAAAAATTTGATAAGCCCTCAATTAGAACTTCAGATTCAACATCTGTTTTTGGGTTGGTAACCTTACCTTTATACTGTAATCTTGGTAGAGAAGAGAAAAATTTCTCTATCTTTGCAAATTGCTGAGAATTTAATGATTCAATGAAACCGATCAATTCCTTCTTTGTACAATCACTTGCAGACCATGCTTCCTCTTCAGTGAAAACTTGATCTATACAAGCAGCAACATTTTCAAAAGCTCTATCAATCTTATCACTTTGACCATTAAGACCAGATACAAGGAAATTATTATCTAAGAACTGTTGCATCGATGGATATTTCATCTTTAATGAAATTCCTCCACCAATATCAATAGTATCATCATGTCCATCTGGTATATGTAATTTAATGTCTGCCATGTTAAGTGTCAATGGAACTTGAGTTTCTCCATCATCTTCACATGTAGCCAGTAATTCAACACTTTCACCAACGGATTTTCCTCTAATATTCAAAAACAAATACTCTAAATCAAAACTAGGAAGATCATCAACCTTGATACGAGACTGTACACAAGATTTCATTACTGCTTTCAAAGTTGCAGTAATATCTTTATCGTTACCGTTTTCCATTGCTACAAGCAATGCCTTTTCTTCTTTTACAAGAAATGGACGGTATCTAACTGGTTTATTGGTTGAAATAAGTTTCAGTTCAAAAATAGGTGCTACGACCTTTGGTAATGGCATAATAATTCTTTCAGTAATTTATTTAGTAGTCTTTTAGTTGGGTTGCTCACCTAAAGGAAATTGATAGTATTTTTCTGGATTAGCCTGATAATCCATTATCGCAAGTTCATTCTCAGTAACGATTCCGTCAGAAACTGCCTCCTCTAAGGTAAGTATTTCTACTCCGTTTTGATCTAGATCTACTCCTTCGATTGTTGATTCTACTGTACCACCCTGTCGAGATCTTGTAAACGGAATATTTCTTATATCCCTACCTCTATCTGACATATTCAGATATCCATTTGGTTGTCTAGAAGTTCTATCTATGAAATAATTTTCATACTTGAATGTAATAGTAGTTTTAATCAACTCTGCATTACCATACGCAAGAGGTGATGCAATTATATTTGTAGGGAATGCACCCTCTAAGTAATATGTAATACTATTAGTTACTTGTGGTAGTGGATATACTTGCTGTTTTTCTAATCTATCTCTATGCTTGAATACTTCATTGTCAAATGCAGTGACTTCAATAGAACATTTATAAGTGTCAGGATATAAATTTCTTCTAAAAGATTGTTTTGCTCTTCTTCTAGTTTCTGTAGAAGCTCCATATGCTCCATTATCAATTCTTATAGGACTCATATACTCTATCCATGCATTGAATACATCTTGTGTATAGTAATCTCTCTGAGCATAAAAAGTTAATGATACATCAGGAAATCTTCTCAAACTTGCAACGGGTGTAACAATTCCTTGTCTTTGACCAACATACTCTTGAGTTTCTACTTGTGTTCCAGGTAAAAATGCCTCAGAACAAAATAGTCTCAAATACTCGCCAGGATTAGAATTACTTGACCTCTCAAGAAACCCATGCTGATTTATAAACTCTATTAAACTACCATGTCCAGATCCAGCATCTCTAAGATTTACAAATACATCATATGAGTTATTAAATGCAGGAGTCACATTACCAAACTTTGCATCAGTCTTAGTCAACATCATTGTTGGTAAATGATGAGCATTCCTTCTAAATACGTCTGCTACTCTTGCCATCTAAATAAAACGAGTGATTTTTGTCGTAAATGCCATATAAAGGCAAATTTAGACCATCAAAACCTAAAAAATATAAAGGTGATCCCACTAATATAGTATATAGGTCACTTTGGGAACTAAAATTCATGAACTACTGTGATAGTAACCCAGGGATACTAAAATGGTCATCTGAAGAGGTCATTATACCTTATAGATCTCCTATTGATAATAGATACCATAGATACTTTCCTGACTTCTATATCAAGTATAAAGATGGTTCTGGTAAAATGATAGAAAGTATAATTGAAATAAAACCTGCAAAAGAAGTAAAAGAACCAAGAATACAAAAAGCCAGAACTAAAAGGTACGTCACAGAGGTTATGACCTACGCTAAAAATCAAGCAAAATGGGAAGCAGCA